TTCAATGATGAAGAAAAGGCATACGACTGTTTTAAAAACATCAATGCAGAGTACGCTACTTCGTTCCGTGCTGATATGGAGGCTCAATTCAGTTAACTAACCCCACAGCTGCGGTATCGGCTCGACGGCCAAATAAAGCGATGAAAACAGGCGTAGAACTTATAGAAGAGGAAAGAAAAAGGCAGATAGAAGTTGAAGGATGGAGTATAGATCACGATGCTAAACATGATCGCAATGAGCTTAGCCTTGCAGCTGCATGCTATGCATTACCACAATTCCAGAGAAATCAATTTAGCTTTGTATATAAGTTTGGAGTTGGAAAACATATCTGGTTACCTACCTTGTGGCCTTTTAGTTCTAAGTTTTGGAAACCAACACCAAACGACCGTATTAAGGAATTGCAAAAGGCAGGTGCTCTAATCGCTGCTGAAATAGACAGATTACAACAGATTAAAAACGAAACAACCGATGAAAGCAATTGAATTCGATGAAGTTAACATCAGAATCGCGGAACACCAAGAAGAGTACGAAACGCTTCCTGTTCACATTGACTTGAATGACAGTGCAACACCTACCACCATGTGCTTTGAATTGGACGAGGAAGAGCGCAAGCAGGTAGCTGAAACAGGGCAAATATGGATTACAGTATTAACGTTCGGGCAACCGTTTCACCCAATAAGCATGAGCGTTATTAAGCCAGAAATGCAACCACAGCCCAACGCTTTCAAGTCGGGTGTAAATGGAAGGAGGTATAGCGATGAAACCAAAAAAGATTAAGCGTTATAGGATGCCTGTAAGCAGGAGGTTTCCTGTTAAGCATCCGAGAGCAGGAGAGGAAACGTATTTTGTGCCTAAAATAAAAGTTGCTATAGGACGTGATTTTGAAATATGCTCCGTTTGCTTCATAAAAGGTGGCACATCTGATATGTGTAAAAATTGCTTCGTAACAAATGGTCAATTATGGGCAAAAATCCACACCATCCGCTCCAACTACGAACTTTGGGCTAAGCGTATGGCAGAGGTGCAAAGAGGCGATGCAGTTATTGAGCTATTCTATTGGTCTGACAAGCCTTATCGTTCAAAGCAGGTAGTTTTCGCCACTATCGATAAGGATAGCGGTTGTGGGGTTCAGTCATTCCGCATTGCAGAATGGGAGGATGAAGAAGGAGAAGAGAGGGCTGGTTACTGCATTGATGATAGGCTAAAACCGTCATTTAGATTGTGGGAACTAGCCAAAAACGATGGCCTTTTACTAGACGACTTTAAGGCATGGTTCAATGGTGCAGACTTGAGTAAGCCGATGGCTATTATTCACTTTACAAGTTTTCGCTACTAGCATCGCTTGAAGTAACCAACACAATAGTTTAACTTTGCCATTTAAAACGCTTAACTATGGACTACTCCAACCTTGACAAAAAGACCTTCCTAGAATTTACAGACGATAGTAAGGTTATCGAGCAGATAATAGGTGATACCAGCAAGGACGAATTCAAGAAGGGGCTTTCAGAGTATGGCCGATACATTACCTTCCTAGAGTTTGCCGAGATAACTAAAAACAACGACCTGTCCGAAGAGGTGCAGAAGCAGCTCGGACACGTGGAAAACGAATAAAAAAAGGGGGCTTTGCAGCTCCCTTATTTTTTCATGATCTCACGAGAAACGATCTCTTCAAACTGTGTGGTAGTGTGCCAGCTGCAACGCTTAATCAGCAGCTTGATATCGTTCTTACCAATTACCTTACCCTCTGCATTTCGGGGCTTCTGAGAGAAGATAGCATCAACCAAGCCATCAATCTGACTGGTGTAAGGCTTGTTGAATAGGTGGTCTTTCACCGTATTTATCGCCCTATCCCTGTCAACTCCCAGCACGTCAATCAGCTTATCGTAGTTGCATACCATCTGGTTATAGCCTGTGGATGCACGAGACACCATAAACTCGGGGAATGGCACCTTATCAGCCCCCATAGCCTTATAGAATTCGGGTAGCGTTTTACGTGCTACTAGCTCATTCGCTAGCTCCATGTTGGACCTTTGCAGAGCGGTTGAAGCCCACGAAGAGGTTCTGTTCCTGCAGTGGGTGATCTCGTGCCAGTAGGTAGCCAATGCATCAGCCTCTTCAAAGGTGATATCCTGCTTATTCGCAAGCTTACCAAGTGCCCTAATGGTGTTATCCATCCTGTCACGCTTCAACCATATAGTGCCGTTCCTGTTGGTTGAGCCATTTATGCTGTTTCTACGCTCGATTTCAAGCCTTGTAAAATCCTTGTAGAACCAATCCTTACCGACCTCGTTGGTTCGGTTAATCACGTCGTCAATAGTCTTGATTGACACCTGTGGTGCTGGTGTTGGTTCTGGCTTAGGCTCTGCTTTTGGTGTAGGAGTAGGTGTAGGAGTAGGAGTTGCTACCTTTGGAGCTTTGTATATCGGCTTGGTAGAATCGAGCTTTAAACCTCCCGAAATGGTACCGCCCTTGAAGTTGTCACGAATGAAGTATGGCTGCGACCTCCAATTCATCGAGCGTTGGGTGTTCGTGCTAATCCACTCCTTGAAGCCGTTAGGCACGTCCGTAACCGCATTTCGAGAAACGAACTGCTTGTACTCCGTGCCGTTAATTGCAGACTTTAGCTCGTTCAGCTCGTCGGCGTCGAACTCGTCCATATCCATTAATATTGGAACAACGAAACAACGGCATTGCGGATGCCAACCCACGAACTTGAAGCTCTTAGGGTACTTTCCTTTTAAGTCGTCGCAAACATCAACAAAAGGCACTCCGTTAAGGGTATGATTGTTCGATAGCTTTACCTCAAACCCAACCACGAAGTCTAGGCTTTCCCATCGTAGCTGATCGCTCGTTCTATAAGCCATGTTGATTTCGGAGCGAGTAAGGCGTAGAGCGTTCTTGTGGCTACTCCTATACTTACCTTGACCAGGATGGAATGCCTTAGCGTTTTTGGATAGCACTAGATTACCATGCTTATCCCTAACCCTGCGAAATAGTTTATCGGGGTCAACAAGGTACTGCTTGAGGTCTCTCGATAGCTCTTGTGCTGAACGTCCATCGCCAATTCCAATATCTAAACTTAGCTCCATCTGCTTCTTGAACTGGTCCGTATAGTTCCATATCTTCTTTGATACGTCCAAGCCGTTTTCCTTACGCTTTTGAAACTCTTTAAGAGCGTCCAAATTGCGCTCTTGGAACTTCTCCAACGTTTTCTTTGGTAGGGCCGAGGTGTTGAGTATATGGGCTATAAAAGCATCGTTCTTAGCGCAAGCTGCAAGCCATTGCTTCTCCGTACCCTTCACGATAACAGATTGCATACCGTTAGCCATCTTGCCTACTATCTCGTTCGCCTTTTTGTTTGCACCAGGATAGTCGGCAAACGAAAAAGGCTTATTCGGGCCAATGCTTAAGCCTGTACCCATACGTGCGAAGTCGTCCACCGCTGCCATGTAGATAGCATCAACAGCCTGTACGTATGCTTCTGTGTTCCGGTAAGCAGCAGCATCGAAGCCTTGTATCGAAAAGCCCTGCTTGGTTAGCTTCTTAGCCATTTATTCAGCTTTGTTGGGTTGGGTAATGAGGTTGGCTAAGCCTTTCTAGCTTGGTAGAATCGGCACTCCTTTAGCCAGCATCCTACCTTGTAGCCTTTGGGGTTTCGCTCCTTGTTAAAGCAGTCTAGGAGGTGATTAACCACCTCCTTACCGCCAAACTTGCACATCTTGCAGTCCACCTCTTCGGGCTTCTGCTCCTGTCTGTTAGTTGGTTGCTGTCGTGCCATTAGAGCCAATGGATTACGCTAATTGGTTGCCCTGCCATATCCACTCCGATTGTGTATTCTACTTTATCCATGATGCTTGTTTTAGGGTATTATTTCGTCTGCTGCATCGATTAGGCTATCGCCCACTGATTCCATCAGCTTCTCGGTTGCTTTAGGCTCGTTGCCTGTAGCTATCGTAATGATATCGCTACCTACTGCTAGTGGAGCAGCAGCCACTTTGACCGCTGCACTTGCCACATCTCCAATAAATCCAAATAATCCCATATTCTTAGTTGGTTGGTTCGTTAAAAGTGAATGAGTTAGCAGCTGATTGCTCGCTTTGGTACTGCTCATAGTCTGCATCTGGATCGCTTGTTAGCCCTGCCTTTTGGAATGAAGCCTTTTGTGACATTACCGCGTTACCTCCGTTTGCATCGCTCCAAATCTTTAGCTCGGCTGCTTCATCCTTAACCATGTAAGGGGTAATAACAGGCTCTACCATGAGGTTATCAGCATCGGTAGCAAGGGAGGTATTAAACTTACCTATGAACGCCTTAACCACGTTCAAACGCCTTTGTAGGTACTCATCGAACACCTCTTGATGGTCGGCTACCTTTAAGTGAGCATCTAGGAATAAAAGCTTGAGCGCAACGCCCGAGATATTGCCAATACCCTTAACCGCATCAAAGCTGATATCGGGGGTTTGGGTGAGTGTATAGATCATTCGGAGTAGCGTTTCAATCTCTAGCTTCACGCTCTCGGGTGCATGATCCCAAGCTAGGTAGGAAGCCTTTGAACCAGGTTCCCCCTGCAGTACGCCTCCCGATTCGCCCTTCTTGGCAAATCCAAGTATCTTACCCTCGATGAATATCTTAGGTGCAGCGTGGTAGTCGTTGGTGTCGGAGAAGTTCGACATCAGCTTCTCAAGTCGGTCGATTAGGTTCTGCACGTCAGCCCACTCTACTTGAGGTTGACATCCGTAAATGATTGGGATTTTACCCAGCGTGTTAGCGATGGGATAGCCATCTACCAGCCTCATTTCGTTAGACACGTTCCACAGGTAGTGCATGGTGTCGGTGTACGTCTCGAAGTAGGTGCTTACCTTGCCGTCCTTATCGGTTACGGAGTACTCACGAGAAAACGCCACCATGTCGCCTGTCTCATCGAAGTAGGGATATAGCTTGTCGCCATTGAGCGGTGATAGGATGGCACTGCGAAGCTTGAAAGCACTCTTGAAGCCGTAGTTCATGTGGTACTTGTTACCAATGAGGTTGCTCACCGCATCGCTGATTTTGCTTAGTAGGCCGTTGCCTGTTTTAGTCTTATTCACAGGAACAGGGTACCAAAGCTCGGCTACCTCGGTGCTGCTCATGATATGCCTTGCTACACGCCTGTTGAACGACTTCTCCTTGTTGTCGTACATGATCTTGGAAATACCCTTAAGCACCGCCTTTTCATTGTCGTTTTCTGGGCTTGCGCTTAGGGTTATAGGATTGCCAAACAGGAAGCTAACAGCCCTGTTGACTATCAGCTTTTGAATCGCCAATCCCACACGTGCAACAGGCTCGATGCGAGTATTAGCATCAGTACCCGAATCGGTTCCGCTCGGCTTCTGGTATTCGGGGTCGTCCTTGTCGATCTTAACCTTCTTGTCCTTGCGCTTCTCCTTATCGAACACGTCATGCTTTAGGGGGTCTAGCTGATTCCTGTAGCTCGATATGTCGGGCTGTGGCTGCAACCTGCGAGACCTTAGCTCGTCGATGGCTGTCTTTACGTCTATGGGATTGCCCTGCTCAACCTTAAGAATTTCTTCAATTTTCATTGTTTTGACTGTATTAGTGTGATACACTTATGTTGCTAAAATAAACCTGCCAATTCGCTTGCAGACATGCCGTTTCGGTTTCGTTGTTCCACCGTACCTGTTAGGCAGTCCTCTGCATCGTCGTGATCGTTCTTTCCTACCTTCATGTAGGTTGTTACGTGTCGGTAGAAGTCCGGCCACATTCTATCCCATCCAGTAGGAAAGTAAACTAGGTTTTGCACCTCTGCGGAGTGGCTAAAGATACGAACCTGCTTATTTTCGGTTTGGCTGAACCAGGTAAACGAGGTAAGGTCGTTACCCATGATTCTGCACTGATTTTCGACCGCTCTAGCAAAGCCCCTACCACCGTTGTTACTCTCGACAATAGCTTCATCAATGCCCTGCCTACACAGCATTTCGGCTGTTTTAGGTTCGGTAAATTCCATTGGTTTCTGAGTGTAGAGAATATCGGTTACGTAGTTGGCTGTTTCTGTCTCCACGTAGCAGATGGCACATAGGTAGTCCTCCCCTGTGTCTGCGGTGTCAATATACGCCTTTTTCCGCATTGTTTTGCTATGAGGGATGGCATCATACGTCCTAAATCCTCTTTCGTACATTAAGCCCTCTACAGGCTTAGGGTCTTGTTGATAGAGTGAATCAAACACGTGTGGGTTACGAGAGCGAACGGATTCCAGCTTTTCTAGGTTGTGACGTTCGGGCCATAGTGCCTCACCTTCTTCTCTCGGGTCGTACTCTGTGGGCTTACCCACCTTGATAGCCTCATACTTCACGATTACCCACCCTCTAGGGTTGGTAACAGGGTCGTAAATGCCCTGCTCTTCGATTAGCTTACCTGCAAGGTCATGCTCGTGCCATCTGGTGAATACGATAAGCTGCTGCGAGTTGTTATGAAGACGTGTTTCGGCTACAGTGTCGTACCAGTCTTCTATGCTTTCCCGAACGGTTGGAGACCAGGCACTCTTAGCATCCTTATAGATGTCGTCCATTATCAGCACGTCAACAGGGTCACCAGTCAAAGGTCCACCAACACCGACCGTTTTAAAACCGCCTCTATGCCCTACAATTTCGCACTCATCCGCATTACGTAGCCAAGAGCCAGCAACGGTTGTAACGTTGGAGCTGTTTAGGCACGTATCGGGAAAAATTTCGTGGTATTCGGGGGTGTCGATTACACGCTGTATTTCACGGTTGAACTTACGTGCTTTTGGAGCAGAGTAGGAGACAACCGCAAGGCGTAGGTTCGGGTTTTTTCCAAGCATGTACGGAGGTAAACGTCTCGTTGAACCTTCTGACTTGCCATGCTGCGGAGGTACGAACACCATCAGCTTCTTAATCTTACCGTCTGCAAACTTCGTCAGCACATTGTAGTAGTGCCTATGGAAGTCCACAGGTTCAAAGGTCGGCATGGTATAAGCCGTAAAATGGAGTAGGCTAGTACGTGAATTACGTATAGCCCTCTCCTTAAGTGCTGCTAGGTACTCGATCTTCTCCCTTCGTGTCATGCTGCTGTTACCCCTTTATCTTTCGTTCGAGGTCAGCAATACGCTTGTCAAGCTCATCATCGCTAACCTTTGCGAACAAGTCCTTACCATCCTTACCAGTAAGCTCGGTGTTCTGCCTGTTCTGGTATTCATCGCTCGCCTTATTGGTAAGCACAAACTTGATAGCTTCGGTGTCGGGCTGGAAGTGCTTCTTAATCGTGGTTTGCTCCTTAATTTTCGGGCGACCATCCGCATCGTTCACATACACGGTTTTCTTTTCGTCCACCTCGTAGCCGTTAACCTTTTTACGAAGCGAGTTTTTAGCCTCATTTACAATTGTTTCGTCGAATTGCTGCCTCGCTCGCGCGATGGATTCTGCAAATTCTGCGATGTTCGCTTGCCATTCATAATAGGTACGCTCTGATATTCTGACAGTTGCGCAAATTTCGGCAATCGTGTACGTGTCCTTGCTTATCAAGGCACATATCTTATCGACTACCTTCTTGTTGTACTTTGTTGGTTTTGTTCTCATGGCTAATCTGTTTCTTCATCCATTTTTTTAAACGGTCCAAACTTTTCCTCGTAGGCGTGCTTCAATGACTTTAGGTGATGAAGCCCACCTGTTCTGTATCTACCAAGAAAGACAAGCCCTCCATTTGATTCGTAAACTAGCAGGAGCGCCTTTGTTTCAAGCCTTTTAAAGGCTACCTTTGCAATCTCTTCGTCAGTCAATTCGCTAACTGGAAGATGCTTTATTTCTCTCATGTGTCGCATGGTCACTATGATTTGATAAGTTGCATAAACTCGTTTCTAGCTGTCGAATCGTTATCGAATACCCCACGAACAGCACTCGTAATCATTTGGCTTTGCTGCTTCTCCACACCCCTTGATGTCATACATAGGTGTTGGGCTTCACATACCACCATGCATCCTTTTGCATCGAGGCAGTTCATAATATCGTCGGCTATTTGGCTTGTCATTCGCTCCTGTATCTGTAGCCTACGAGAGTACACCTCGACAAGCCTTGCAATTTTCGATATGCCAACGACCTTTTTGTTTGGCAGGTAGCCGATGGTTATCCTTCCGCTGAATGGTAGGAAGTGATGCTCACAGGTAGAGTAGAATTCGACGTTTTTTAGGATAACCATTTCGTTACATGTACCATCCTCAAATGCTGTTCCTAGCACGTCTGCACCGCTCTTGTTGTAGCCTCCGAAAAGCTTCTCCCAGCTTCTCACCATTCGTTTAGGGGTATCAATTAGCCCCTCCCTGTTCGGGTTATCACCGATATAGGCGATTACCTCCTTCAAATTGTCCTCTATGTTGATGTTACTTCTCATACGTTGCTATGTTTCCGCTTGATTCCTGCACATCGCACCTGTAAGCCGTTTTTACCTGCTCCACGCACCACCGAGCGATGTTTTCAGCGGTTGGGTTAAATTCAAGCACCTCGTTCAGATGCCTATGGTCTAGCCTATCGTGGATGGACTGCTTTATCCTGGTAAAGTCCTCTACCATTCCATCGCTGTTGAGCGTTTCGGCTTGGCAGTACAGAACGATAGTCCAGTTGTGTCCGTGTAAGCCCTTGCACTTGCTTTCGTAGCCTAGCTGTAGGCTGTGGCAAGCTGATACCTCCATTGTTTTCTGCACCCTGTACATCCTACTCGATATTTAGAATTTTATGGGTCTGAATGGAGACCTTGAACTGCCTACTTCTAAGGGCTGATTCCACGCAATACCTCACGTTTTCCATATTCATCGTATCGCCATCGAAGCAGGGTGATAGGTAGTAGTGCCTTGCTGCTATCGGTGGGGTAGGTAGCACATCGCCCACCTTGAGCACAAATCGAAGCTCGTCAGCCCTGTCTATGGCTACCTGCTTCGTCTTGGGGCTGCATACCACGTAGTCCAACCCCTTTGGTAAGGCTCTAAGCCCATTCGTTTCGATGCTCTTGTACCAGCCCTTGAATGCTTCCACCAGCTGGCTATCGAGCTGCAGCGTTGGCTCACCTCCGCAAAACGAAACGTTCTTGCATCCCTTCCCAACCTGCTCGCACGTTCTTACCATATCGTGTGCGCTCATTTCGACGTAATCCGAATGGTCGGTATCGCAAAACGAGCACTTGAGGTTACAACCCGAAAAGCGAACAAACACCTGTGGTGTTCCTGCTCGCATACCCTCGCCCTGTAGCGAGTAAAAAATCCTGTTAATTCGATACTTTTTCATATTTGTAGGTTTATAGGTTACTTTCCGCATAATCTTGAAATTTTCGCCACTCCTTGAAGTTGTGCTCGCGAATCATGATGTACTTGCCCCTTTGCGTTTTGGGGTCGCCCTTTTTGGCTATCTCGATGGTCCTGCCGTTGAACCTTACCACCGTACCGTAGGCACTCTGCTTAACCCAAGAGGTGCTGTCAACCGAGTAGAACTTGAAGCGTTCGAGCATGGTGGTTTTGGTGAATCCCAAGCCGTGTACGTTGCAGCCGTTATCCTTTGCCACCTCCAAGAACCAGGTGAGCGGTTTGTACTTATGGTACTTAAGCCAGCTGCTGGTAGGGATAAAATCGCTACCAGAAACCGAAATGGACACGTAGTTGTAGTGCTTTACCATATCAATCCACTCCTGCTTTCCTCGGGCTAAATGCCAGCATGGTATAGATGGCATTCTCACCCTGTTTTCTATTCGCTTTCGGAGCTTTCTCGATTCCTCCACGCCTATCACGTAGTCAAGATCAAGCTCTATGTAGTGCCTCACGTTCTGCTGCAGAATGAAGTCTGCGTAGCTGTCGGCAAAATGCTCCCAATTCATTCTACCTACCGTTTTCATGAAGGTAAAGGCTCCGCTGTCTAAGATGAAGTCCTTGTAGGTAGTGAAGTCGATGTTTTTCTGCTTCACAGCGTAGATCATCGAATCAAGCCGATAGACCTTGCTGTTTTCCTGCGCGGTTAATGTTTGCCATATACCCGCATTTCCGGCCAAGAACACTCGCATCAACCCTCCGTTCCATGGTCGTAGATGTTCTTACCGCAATGAGGACAAAGAACCTCCTTCTCCTTACTCCCTGCACCTCCTGTGTTCTCAAAGAAGTTGTCAATGTCGCCCTTGAATATGTCGGTAGGCTTAACGCCCCAATCCTCCGATTTCACGTTCCAATTCTCGTTGATTTGGGCTATTGCTTCCTCATCCCAATTAAGGTTTGCTTTTGATGTGGCGTTATCTGCCAGAGCAAGCTCACGCCCCTTTTTGCTATCCAAATCAATATCGGTACGCTTAACCGCTACTATCTGGTCGCCTGTGGTTTCAACGATAATCACCTTATCCAAGCCTATTGAGGCAGCGTTTTCTACGGTCTTATTCCCTGCTATGATTCGGTTGTTCTTATCGAGCAGTATGGAGCGACCAGCCCCCAACTCCCGAAGTGATTTTTCAATTAGGTGACCTCCGTACTCCGTTCCCTTATTCGCGTTAAGGTCGTCTGGTACAAGCTGGTCAATTTTTGTCTCTTTTACTTTTGTTGCCATTTTACGTTTCGATTATGCCCAAAAATAAAAAAGCCGTATCAGTG